AATAGTTTTTGACACTTGTCCAGATATGTTCCCCAATTGGTGGGAGCAAGCTGGTAAAGGACGTTTCCCGTTAACTGCGAAATCTTCCTATCTTAAACAAGAAATCTTGCTTGCTGATAAAGCACGAACTTTCAAAACTAGATTGTTTATCCCTGACGATCTGCTTAATTTGGCAATGCATCAGTCTGTCAGTCATGAGTTCAATGACAAACTATATACTCATGCTGTTTTTCCTGAAACCTGGTCCGGTCTGGGCTGGTGTAAATTCTATGGAAACGCTGACAAACTATTTAATATGATGCCCGCTAAAGTTATTGTTGCTGATACTTCACAACAAGATGCGTCAGAACATGCCAACCTGCTATGGACACACGCTGAGACTATACGATTGTCCTGGGCTAAGTCCCATGATACAATAGAAAATCGTCGTCGTTTAGCGTTTGTATATGCTAACATTATTTACCCGTTAGTTGTACTCCCTGATGGCACTGTTTATAAGAAAAGAAGAGGTAACTGTTCTGGTCAATTACGCACATCTGCTGATAATACTTTCACCATGATGGTAATATTGTGTTATGACCTTTTAAAGAATGGTTTTTGCCCTCTTGATCACCTTGATATGTTTATCTCAATTATCCAAGGAGATGATCTACTTGTACACGCTGGTGTAACCAGTGCCCGCAGTTTGCAGGAAACCTTCGCCCTGTTTGGGAAAAGATTAAAAGCTTACGAATGTCTCAAAGAAGACTCAACATTTTGTTCTCACGTTTGGATGCCTAAGATGTGTTCATCTGGGCAAACTCGTTGGATACTTTGCCTGCCCCGTGAAAGGTTAGCTTGTGCCCTTAAGTGGTACAAGAAGAAAATAAATTATAACCTAACATGTGAAAGGCTCGCAGGGTTGTCCATTGAGGCTTATCCTTACGACGATTTGTTTGATAAAATTCGTGATGCATTGGATGCTCTAAATGCTCCATCTTGCTTTTATTTGAGTAGAGACCAATTGGAGGGTCTCTGGTTTGGGTTGGAGTCTAATACCAAGGCTCCGGCTTGGGCTAGAGGCTATTGTGAGAGTAAAACTAATCTGTCCCAGTACGTTTAAATAAATAGCTGGGATAAAACAGATTATAGTATATAATCCACAATTACCAAATAATCGTTTCTTTTTAACGGTTAACTACTCAAAATTTCATTTCCTATTCAACACGAAATAATTTTTATTATATCTTTCCTAAATTTACTTTTAACTTTAACATCTTTTATTTATACTTTTTGCAATGAAGAAAAACGAAAAAGATGCAATCAAGAGAGCAGCGATTGAAGCATCTAAAAGGTCTGCTAAGACAGAACTTAAGAAGCTCGAATCCAAAATGTTGCGTAATTCCGCTAAATATGCCCACTTGGGTGGGGGTACTCACCCTAGTGCCGTTAAGCGACAGTTACATATGTCAACTTACTTATATTCGATATTCAATCCCGAGAAACTCAATGTTAAGAGTCCTGATCTTGGACCCTTTCCGACTAGAGAATTTACTCTCGTGTCTAAGTTCACTGTCAAGACAGCGTCTGCCAATCCCGGAATTATCGCCTTTAACGTAACTCCAGCTCAACTGTATCCCGTTTCACCAAATGCTAC